TAGTTTGGCTATGTAATGGGTTAATGACTCGTGGAAAACTTGAGTTAGAGTATTGAGGATTTAAACTAGAAGTATTAACAATGCCAGAACCAACTTTTTACAAACTTGAACTTGAGCAAGATGCTTATGGTTCAGCTGTGATTTCGTTACCTGACGAGCTATGTCACGACATGGCACTTCAACCAAATGAAAGATTTGATGTTGAAGTTGATGGAGATGTAATTACTATGAAGCGTTTACATGCTGGTTACGTCATTGACCAATAGCAAAGGGATCTAATTAATGGAGAGTAATAGTAAAGCTGTTCTTGAAGAAATGATTAAATCCGTCATAGATCGTGACGGAAAAGGATCAGCTGACACAATGCTGGTTAGTTCTCACTTATCCCAAATGAAGATGTTTGGTATAAGACAGGGAGTTGAGTTTTATCCGCAGCAAGATAATTTCGGTACACAGAGATTTGATTTTATTCAGCAAGTTATAAAGTTTAATCAACTTGATGCAAGATTAGATGCAATATGGGATAGATTTTTAGCATATGGAAAAGGATTATTTTATATAAGACCTACAAAAAAATCTTACAGAATTTATTGGTTTAATAAAGATTCTTATAGGACATATTATTCGCCTGAAGGAGAACTAGAAGAAGTAATCATTATTTATCCATATAAGGTCAGATCCTCGAAAGGTTTTGCTGGAGTTGGTTTAAATACTGATAAAAGATATATGAGATTAAAAATTACAGCTACAGAAATAGAAGAATATCATGCAGAACAAGAAATAACTTTTGATCAAGAAAATACAAATTTTGCGACTTTTGATAAAAAAGTTGTAGAAAATACTATGGAGTTTATTCCATGTGTTGAAGTATTTAATAATCCTGATGCTTTTGGTACTGATGGTTCAGGTGAGTTTGATTTTATTGCTAATCAAATTACAGCTCATGATGAGATGGTTAAAAATATTAGAGCTAACTTATCATTCTTTGGTAATCCAACTCTTTTATCATCAAGACCAAAACAGGACATTGTAGAAAGCGATTCTGAAACAGCACAAAGACCAAGTATATCTAGTCAATCAGGTTTTGCTTCTAATGTTGATTTATTTAGTTCAACATATAAGCAAGATCCAATAACAAGACAGCAGCCAGGTTATGCAGGAAGGCCAGGTAGTGGAATGAGAGTTCCTAGAGTTATAGCAAACTTAGAACCATCAGATAGAGTTGGATTTATAACTCCAAATGCTGTTAGTTCTGATCAGGCTAGATTCTCTGAACAGCTAAGAAGTGAAATTAGATTAGCTCTTGGAGGTATAGATGATTTAAGTATCACCAACGTAACAGCTACAGAAATTAAATCTGCTTATGGACGTGTAAGTGCTACTGCTAAGAAAAAATGTTTACAGATTTATCAGTATGGAATTTGTAAAGTTTTTGAATTAATTATTTTCCAAGAAGAACAAATTTTTAGAAAATCATTAGCATTTTCTTCAGGAATAAAATATCCTGAATTACCAGAAAATACAGAAGATCCTAAAGCTCTAGAGAAGTATGAAAAACAAAAAATTAAGTATGAACAGAAACTTCAACAAGCTATTGATACTGCAGTAGAAACAAGAGAAATCCCCGATGGTGTATTAGGACTAGCACCCGATGGAGATAGAACAGTTCTTTGGAGATGGATGGGTCCTGTGTATGAAGATACAGCACAGGATAAACTCAATCAATCTATCTTTACTAGAAACCTTCAAGAATTGGGGGTTGATAGTATAGAAGCACTGAAGTACTTATTTCCTTCGAAAACTGACGACGAAATTGCAGCAATGCTTTCTGGTTTTCCGTTTAGAATGGTAGGTGAAGTACAAAGGGCATATTCCGCATTTATTGACTTAATAAATCAGGAAATGCGAACCCCACATCCTCAGCAGCCTAACTTACCGATGGCAGCTGATCCACGTTTGGATTTAACTCCATTCTTATATCGAACATTAGAAAGCTTACAAAAAGAGGTAACTTATGCAGGACGCTACCGCTCAGCAGACCCAATCAGCACCCCAGACATCCCCGACCCAGCAGAGCAGCTACGTGGCTCCTCAGACTCAAGCGGTTTCAGGGAATTCCCAATGGGTGGCTCCTTCCCAACCCCAACAGGCTCCAGCCCCAGTAGCCCAAGCCCAGATGGGGGTACAAGGGATTCAATACAACCCTACACAGTATCAGCCCCAGCCACAGCAGGCAGCCCCACAAGCGGACAACCCATACAAGGACGCATTCAACAGGGTAGTGGGTCTCCTGAGTTCTCCAGTCCAATTCCCGTTCCAGGGTCAACAGTCGACGGTGAGCCCAGCAGCAGACCAAGCCAATTACGGATACCAACAAACAACCCCATACAACAATCAGGGTCAGCAGACTTATATGCCTTCGAGCAACAGCAACCAGGCATACTCCAACAGCTCTTCCCAAACTTCTCAGGAGATAACCAACGAACAGCTCCTAGCCAACGGGGTAAGCGAGGCAAGTCTTGAAGTAATTAATCACTTTGGTGCAGATGCTCCAGCAGTGCTTAACAACTATGCTTGTCAGTTAGAAGATTCATTAATAACAACAAATACTCAGTTACAGGAAGCTGTAAATCTTTTACAAGAAATGTCAACTGAGCATAAAGCATACGAACAGATTCTTACAGATCCTGACGTTTTAGCTGACTATACATGTGAGTTCTTTGGAGAGAATGGACCTTATCCAGTAGAGGATGATGCTCCTGCATATCCACAGGCTCCTACTTTTGCAGGTCAACAGCTACCTAACCCAGCTGCTGCACAAGGTCAAGCTCAAGCACAGGCTCCAGCAAGACCTCAAATGCCTGTTCCTCCACAGCCACAAGCTCCTCAAAATTCACAAGATTTTTGGAAGGACTTCGGTGGAGCAGCAGATAGAGATCCACAAAATGCTTGGAGATACTTAAATGCTGCACAGCAAAATCCACAAGTATTCCGTGAGAAACTTCTCGTAATGGAATAATGGGTGGAAGAATGGCAGGAATGGCATTAGATGATTTTCTAATGCCTTTTGCTGCAGTAATCGCAACTCAGCAATTAATGGATGCTAAAAAGCGTAAAGACCAAGAAAAAAAATTAGCTCAAATGGGTATCGGAGGTATAGCTCCTCGCAATCAAGGTATTTCTTACAATCCTCTTTTAATGAGATAAAATGAAACACAAAAAAAAAGCCAGTACTACGGAAAAAGCAGATAAATTTTTACAAGGTATAGGAACTGCAGGTGGACCTATAGGTTCTCCACAGTTAATAGGTTTTGGTGGCACTGATACTATGTCACAATTAGCAGCTGGCAATAGAGATGAATACGCAAATATAAGAATGAGAGAAGGGGATACAAGAGTTGTGGAAGGTGCAAAAATGCCTTCTGATTTAGATGCATCATATTTAAAATTAAATTTGCCAGGTTCTCCTTTACCTGCTAACGGATTATTAGCTCCACAGAACATTAGAGCTGCAGAACAAACTCAAGATATGATTAGAAGTCAGGAACAGATGTTCTTGGCAAAATTCATACCTGCAGCAGGGCTTATGCAGTTACCTGTAGGTCAGCCTCCTTTAGAATCAAAGAAAGATAAAAAGTAAATGGAACACGCAAAAGCTAAAAAAGCTAAAGGAAAAGCAGAAAAAGCGTTGGCTCAAATGATGATGGAAGCAGAAATGGTTAAAGCTTCTGAAGCAGATTTACAACCTGAAGATGGATATATTAATCCAATGGGACGTATTGGAGTAGTAAGACCAACAACATATTCTTTGACTAATCAGTTAGACGGAACTACAACTCAGTCAGTAATTAACCCAGAAACTTAAATAATCTCGTTTATTAAGGGTAAGTATAATTGTACTTAATGGAATTTATTTTCCAGTTTCACAGAACACAACTATGTGTTCGCTATCAGCAAACCTAGCTGACTTCTAAAAATGTTTATAGATAACGATTTTCCGAAGCTGCTTGGTGCCGAGTTATACAGACCTCATCCTGCGTATATCGTAGAAATGGCTTCCGAGCCAGTAGTGGTACATGACTTCACTAAACAGCCAGGGCAGACCGTTCAACTCGATAGATACAGATTTTTTGGAAATCCAGGTACAAAAACTTCTCGTGAGCGTACTCAAGACCAAACAATCGGAACTGCTAACAGCAGATCTATCGTAAAGGACAAGGTACTTGTATCTCTTAGGGAATATACAGGTCCTGCTGACCCTAATAATACAACTCTTCCTAGCACATTTAAGATTGCTAGAGAAACCCTAATGACAGCTCAGCGTCTATTGCTTGATACTGGAAACTTAAACATGTTCCATCAATCAATTGGTTCGTTGACCTTGTTAGACGATTACCGTAGATGGAGAGACAGAGTATTCATTGATGAACTATTCAAATCTGAATCTCGTGGTGCTGCATCTGATACACAGGGTGGTTATTACTATCCAAATGGTAAGACAAAGTCTAGCTCTACTGCATTAAATGCTTACTCTGCTACAGAATATGCTTCTGAGCGTTTCAAGTTCAATGTTAAGACTGACCTCCTTGAGGTAGTTAAGAGTCTAAGAAAGCGTCACGTACCAGTATTCGCAGACGGATATTATCGTTGTATAGCAGATCCTTCATTTATGAAAGATCTAAGAGCCGATCAAGGCTTCCGTGAAGTAGCAAGATATCCAGGAATGGGTCAGGGTTCACCTTTAATGGGTGCTATGGCTCCTAACCAAGCAATCTATGCTGGTGGACAGTATGGACAAGCTCAGTTCGTAGCTGGTGAACCAGTTATGCCTTCTGGATTCGTGTTTGAAGGAGTAAGATTCTTTGAATCTACAAACTTCCCATCTAAAACAATTTCGGTCGATATTGGAGATGGAAACGGTGCATCCTCTAGAACAACTCCAGCTGGATTGTTCTTTGGTCCACAGGCAATTGGTGTTGGTATTGGTGGCCCTAACGCTCAAGTTTTAATTAATAATAATGATGATTTCTCAAGATTCATTATTCTTATATGGCAGCTTTATGCTGGTTTTGCGAACTTGAATAAGGACTTCATTACCACTTCCTTCACAATCACAGAATAAGGAGGATTAACTAATGGCAACTTACAAGAGTGACGCAGGAGCAATCCTAGAGCCAGGTAATCAGATTGGACGTTTATCATCCTTCAACCATGAAGGTGTTAAAGGTTGGCCTGGAGTTGAAGCATTTGAACTTATTGGATTCCATAAGGTTTCTTCTAAAGAAGGTGCAAAAGCAAACCACAAGAGCTTCAACATCACAATCCCTTCTCCCGATCGTCGTCCTGATGATCGTGTACGTAGTGACCGCAGCAGCTTAGTAGTAAATGCTAGTTCAGACAGACCAGCATATATTTATGGAGCTTCTATAGCTATAGGTCAAGACATCCCATCAGGTGGTCTACCATCTTTCCCTGCTTCTCCAGTGACAGCAGATATCAAGGGTACTAACACTGAGTTATTACTACTTGGTCCTGATAATGGTGGTGCTCCTTTAGGTGTTCCATCTACTCAGCAAAATGGTTTAGCAGCAGCAACATCTACTTTGACTTTTGCAAGTACAAAGGTTGCTCAAGGTAGTTCAAACGTATCTGTTGGCAAACTTCCATTTTGGACAGTAGTAACAGGTGGTGGTATTACTGCGGCTAACGCGGCTAATTCCATGATGTACAAGGTAACAGCAAACACAACATTTAAAATTTATAATGTTAATGCTGTAACAGGTACTTCAGTTGATGGTGACGGTGTATTCATCTCTGATGATGACCATGACGCAGGTAGAGCAGCATATATCATATGCCGTGTTAACTACTTACGTCCAGCTGCAGGAGTAAGCTTCAGTGACATCCAAGGATTCATTGACTTTGCTTCTCAGGTAGGCGGTACAGATTCTTAATTCATATTCTTAGAATTAGTAGAAAGAGCGAGTCTTTATGGCTCGCTTTTTTATTGTCAAGAAAAATTTATTGAGTTATTCTAAATAAAGAAGGATTTTTTAAAATTATGTTGTATCAACACAAAATTACTGGAGGAATAGTAGAAAAGATATCTCAACATGGAGAAGGAGTATCTATGGTCATAAATGCTAATGATGAGACTGAATATGTAAATGATGAAGATCTAATTCCATGCGTTGGTGCTACAGGAGAAAAAATAAAAACAGAAGAAAGATTAAAAGCAGAATTAGAAGCAGGTGGGGAAAAAGAACCAAAAGTAAGTAATAGAGAAACTTTTCCTGTTGACACTAGAATAAATATTAATACTGCAGGTGCTAGACAAATAGCAGATGCCTTACCTGGCGTAGGTTTAAAAACTGCTAGAGATATTAAAGATTTACAAACTACACTTTCAGGAGAAAGATTTACAAAACTAGAGCAACTAAGAGGTATCAAACGTATAGATTGGGATGAGATATTTAAAGAAAACTTAGTGAGAGTAGACTAGTAACAGGTAAATTTTACTTGTTTGAATGAAGCTTGATACCTTTTTACAATCAAAAGTACGTTGGCATTTAGGTTATAACTTAACTTCAATACCTGCTGGTGATCAGGCTAGGCTTGAAGAAGCACTAAATAATGTACAAGACTCTTTTTGGGTTAGTAAAATTGTTGAACAATTAGGTCGTTGTGATGAAGCTGAAAAGCGAACAGACATGACTGGAAGTATTAACAACGATACTATTCCAAGAAATAGAATAGAAAGTATTGCTGGTGACGTTGATAGAACAGTTGCAACATCAGATTTTCGTGAAACTTTAAAGACTTGGACAGAAATTTATATTTATGAAACAGATAGATTAGCAATGCATTTATATGTTCCAAACTATAGAAACCCAGCTCAAGCTAGATACAGATTTAATAGAGAAGGTGCAGAATTTATACAAGCTCTGCCAGGGCCAGCAGACGTTGCTGTAGGCACAAGAATCCTTTTAGAGGTTAATCATAGATAATGGTTCTACCTTCAACTAAACTCGGATATACTTTAGGTATAAAAAGAGATAGAGATATTATTAGTCCAAGGGAAAGACAGAAAGCGAGTCCTTTCAAAGGTAGACGTATTAGAATGGCAGGAGAAAAGCGAGTAGATATATTTTCTGTTCGCCCTGATGAAGCACCTTTTTCTTATACAAAAGGTACTAATCTACCAAAACGATTTACTCAAACCTTAGACATTCCAATTGAAAGGGAGGACGAAGATTAAATGGCTAACAAAAAAGGTAAAATGCCACCTCAATTATTAGAATATTTTAAAAATAAAAATAAAAAGAAAGAAGATGGCAAGGAAATGTCTGATAAAGAAAAGCGTAAAGAAGCTTTGGACAAGGCTACTAAAGCAAAAGATAAAAAAGACAACAAGAAAGATAAGTAAAAAGCCTTCCTATATAATTAAAACAAGTCCTATGAATAAATAACGTGGCAAGTAGTAGTTCAAACAAACAACCTTTAATGGTTGACCGCCCAGCAACAAATTCGACACTATGTACGGTTTCGTCTGGACAATCATTTTTAACAAGTTTAATTCCGACAGCTGTTGGTAATGCAACAAAAGTATTTGATGTTGATTCTGGATTGACTGATACTTCAATTAGTGGTGCATATATAGATGAGATTTGGTTTACATATTCAAAAAGAGCTATTCAGAAACTTGATGCAGTGACTCCTCCAACTGTAAACTTTAGTGCAACTGGAGATAAGTGCACCGTTACAGTAGGATCAGGACATAATTTAGAAATAGGACAAAAATTATTTTTAGACTTTAAAACATATAACACAGGAACTGTTCCAAAAGATGACACTTTTACAGTTGCTGATACATTAAACTTTACAGCTACAACTTTCGATGTAACTATTCCAACTATTCCTAGTGGAACTATTACAGGAACAGTTGATGTTTCTTTACCAATTGATTTTTGTTTTTACTTAGTAAGCACAGGAACAATTACAAATATTAATCAATTTTTCCCTTTATTTACTCAAAGTATTCCTCAAGTAGCGGAAAATCAAATTCTAAGTACAACATTAACTGAGAAATTACCTTTAATAAATCATCCTGTAGTTCAATCAGGAGCTGCTAATTTTGGAGCATCTAATAATGAAATAGCACCAAAACAAAGAGGTTTAATGCTTAGAAGAGGTCAAGCGTTATATGTAGCAGCTAGTGGTTCTACTGCTTTAACAAATGGATTTTACTGTAACGTACAGGGTGGTTTCTATTAAAGATTATGTCATTCGGATTTAAAAAATTCGAAGATAAATCTAATTTCGAATTAAAAAATAATTTTAAAAATTTCGAGAATATTCCAAAAAAACCTAGTGTCTATCCAAGAGGCTCTGATGGATATGCATTAGAGAGTGAAGTTAAATTTTATAATCAAGATTCTTTATGGACTAGATGGAGAAGAGGCTATGAATTATATACATTTACACAACAGATATTAGGATCTACAGCGAAAGAAAGAGATAAAAGAGGAGACTACAGATTATTTTTTACTTTTCAGCAATTTCCTGGAGTTTTTATACCTGCAAGGATATTTACTTTTCCATCTACTAATCAAGAATTAGGTGAGCATATTTGTGGAATGCGAGATACAGATGGATTTAGTTTTTACGATTTTGGTTTACCAATATTAGATGTCAGGTATTTAGCACCTCAAGTAAATGCTACATACTCTCAAAGTGGAACAACCTTAGTGGTAACAAAAAATGATCATGGCTTATTTCCAGGTGATGATGTTTATTTAGATATATCTACAGGTAGTGCGACAGATGAGACTTTAACAATTATAAGTAAGACACAGAATACTTTTACCTTAACTGCTTCTAGCTCTGCAACAACTTCAGGAAATGTTGTCTATCATAATTCAACAGAATTTAATGATACTCGTTGGAGATTTATAAGAGTAAAACTTAGGTCTTTACCTACTGAGGTTGCTTTTTTAGCAGGAGAAAGAATGGCAGATCGAATTGTTGAAAGAGATTCAGGTATATCTTCTACGTATTCGAGATCAGGATCTACAGTTACAGTTACTTGCAGTTCTGCTCATGGATTATCTACAGATAATAGAGTTTTTGTTGATATAAGTACAGGGGCTGTCTTATCAGGTAGATATACGATTGAAGTTACCAGTCCTACGCAATTTAAATTCACTACAATTCCTACTGGAACAACTTCAGGAAATTTAAAATTATTTAGATTAATAAGAGGTTTTAGATATGACGATTATGTTGGATATACAGTAACAGGATCTGATGCAACAACAAATGAAATTATTTTTCAAAAAGCAGATAGTTATGGTGCAAAAACTGTAGATACAATAGCTAAAACAACTGTACCAGCTCATAGAGGCTTTGCAGTAGGAAGGTTTTTAACAACAGAACTAAGATGGAATTGTTCTTGTCAAGATTTTTCTAGACGAGATAGTTATGATTTATTTAGTAGAAATAATCATGAGAAGTTTCCTGTAACTGCAATTCGAGATACAAAGCCAGGAAATATAATTCAGAATGATGGATCTATAGATGAAAGAAGAGATGAGCCTGGAGTATTTAGAGACTTAGGTTATGTCACAATAAATAATTTTTATGAGTTACCAGAATATGAAGATGAAAAACAAGATTCTTTTCAAAATTTACAATATTATCAACTTCGTTGGTGCAAGCATATTTACGCTGCTATGTGGTCAATACTCCATGATGAAGGTAATGAGCCACTTAAATTAGCAGCAAAATACAATCAAGATGGTATAAATATTACTGTAGATTTTGAGAATCATAATTTAAATAAAAACGATAAAATTCAATTAAATTTTACAAGTGGAAATGCAATATCAGGTGAATATACAATTACTGATGTTCCTAATCCAAATAGTTTTACTGTAGTTTATCCTTTTACACAGACTACAGGTGGATATGTAACTGTTGAAAATTTAAAGAAACACGAATATGTAGGAGCATGGTTATTAGAACCTAGTGATAAACCAATTGGAAAAGGGTTAGAAAGTTGGGAAAAAAGGTGGGCGAAAGAAAAGAGAAAGATGCAAGAAGCTGTTGAAGTATTTGCTTTATATAATCGATCTACAAAGTGGGAAGGAAATAAAAATATTATTGGAGATTTTAATTTACCTCAAGATGTTGCTAATTTTGATCCATCTGTAATTGCTATGACTTTAACTGACAGCTTGAAAAGAGATGAGACAGGTGGGTTAAATAGATCGGGTAAAGCTTTTAATACTACAAACAGAATGATTGCGATGGTGAATAAATTATTTAATAAGGCTCCTACAGTTTTAGACGATATAAAATTTGGAATCGTTAATAAACCATTATCAGAATTTACTAATGTTTTTGAATCAGGATTATTAAAAGCTGGGGACTATATAAATGGAGAACTATTAGATGCTTCAATTAATACAAGTAATATGGATGCTGGAACATATAATCCAGAGACTGCCCAAGATACAGTAGTAGATGCAGGACTATATATAAATGTCTAACTATGGCAGTACAAATTCAATCTCGTAGATCGAGCACAGCACATGACAGACCTTTTCCAATAAGACTAGGAGCTGGTGAATTAGCAGTAAATAATAATAGTGTAAGTCCAGGTTTATTCTTTGCAGATAATACTGCATCTCCAAGCACAGGTTTAATTAAAGTAGGTCCTGTACATATTGGATCTACTGCACCTAACAACTTACCTGCAGGATTTACCTCGTCTAGTAAAGGTGAAACTTGGTTAGATACAGCCAGTACTCATATATTTAAAGTTCATGATGGCTCTGCATTTCAGATTGTAAAAGCAGTTGCATCTGTCTCTGCTGGATTACCAGCTAATCCTGTCAATGGACAATTAGTTTGGGATACAAATTCAGGCGGATCTTTAAAAATATATTTGTCTTCTATTAATAATTGGCAAGCTGTCTAATTATTTATTTAATAAGTGATCTAAAATTCTATCTAATTTACTATGAACTGCTTGCATTTCTCTTAAAAAATCTTCTTTTAATACATAATCATGTAAAACTTCATATTTTAATTTTTCTACGTTTTTTTCAATATTTTCAAATCTTCTATCTAATTTTTTATTAAAATTACCTAAAGCCCTTGATATACCAGCAAAGGCTCCAATACTTCCTGAGATAATAGCTGCAATAACTTGAGGTTCCATAATTTTAATTATAATGGTAGGCACAGTTTAAAATAGATAATTATATGTAAATAAAATGGCAACAGGGTACGAACCAAATATACAAGGAGCTATTGCTGCATTAAGAGATTTGATGATAGCAAATAATGTTAACTTAGCTCGTGAACCATATGAGCCTAACTACAGAGGATTAGTAGATGCAGTAATTGATTTAAAAGAGGGCTTTCCAACTTTTGCTCCTGCTCAAGTTACGTTTAACGCTGTTGCATTTGAGAATGTTACTGAAGGTGATGCTTTATATATGAGAACGTCAGATGGAAAAGTAGGTAAAGCTAGTGCTGCAGATGGAACGATAGAGAATGCCTTTGTAATTGGTTTTGCAAATATATCCGCTCTTACTGGTGAATCATTACAAGTCGCAGTAGCTGGATTAAAAGATATATCAGGATTAGATGCAGGAGATTTATTCTTCTTATCTGCTACGACAGCAGGTGCAATAACTGCAACTCCTCCCTCTTCTGCTGGACAAGCAGTTGTAAGAATAGGTGAGGCTGCAACCGCAACCAAATTATCTATTCAAATTGAACCTCCAGTTAAACTAAGTTAATGTCTTACGAACCTTATGCCCCCAATGCTCAGGGATTTACTGAAGCATTAATTGATTTAAAATCAAATTTTCCAGGACAAATAGCAAATAAAATAAATGGTTTTGCTGCAAATGCTTTTGAAAATTTAAACCAAGGAGATGCTGTATTTTCAAGAGCTAGTGATGGTCAACTTGGAAAAGCTATAGCTAATGATACACAAGACAAAGCAAGGGTAGTAGGGTTTGTAGAAACAACTGTAACTGCTGGTAATTTAGTCAGATGTATTGTTGAAGGTGTAACTCCTGTTTCAGGATTAGATGCAGGAGATCATTATTTTTTATCTGCTAGTTCTGCAGGAGCTATTACAAAAACTCCACCATCTAGCTCAGGACATTTCGTTACAAGAGTTGGTGAAGCTGCAACTACAACATCTTTAGTAGTAAAGACAGAGCCACCGATAGAAATAGATTAACAATTTAGTGGTCGTAAAATAAATATAAATAAGTTCTTTTGGTTAAGGACTTGATCGAGATATGAAATGGCAACTAGGAAGGCGTTAGTACTTGTTTCTGGTCTTTTTCAGGAGTTAAATTCTTCTGCAGATAAATTAGATTTTGCTGGAAATAGTACTTCCGATTTAAGTGAGGGTTCAAATCAATATTTTACGAACACTAGAGCTAGAGGTGCACTCAGTGTTGCTGGTAGTTCAGGATTAACATATAACTCTTCTACTGGAGTATTAGGAACCAGTGCAATACCTAATTCTCAATTAGCAAACTCAGCTGTAACTATAGGGAGCACAAGTGTTTCTTTGGGAGCTACGACAAGTACTTTTGTAGGTGTAGATACTTTTATATCTGAAGATTTATATGCAAGTGGATCGACTGCTGGAGCAGCTAATTCAATTAATATCAGTGGAGTAACAGGGACAATAATTTACGAAGGATCTGTAGCTAATAGTAATGAAACACGTTTAGCAGTTACAAACCCTACTGATGTAAGAACGATAACCTTCCCTGATGCAACAGGAACCGTAGCTCTAACAAGTGATATTTCTTATCCCGTAACTTTAAATAATTCAGTAACTTTAACAAATAAAACTTTAGCTCTTGGATCAAATACAATATCAGGGACTATAGCTCAGTTCAACACTGCTGTTACGGATGCAACTCTTGCAACCACAACAGGTTCTGAGACTCTAACAAATAAATCTGTAAACCTTGCGAGTAATACTTTAACTGGAACCTTTGCTCAATTTAATACTGCTGTTTCAAATGCCACATTAGTTTCAACCACAGGAACAGAAACCTTAACAAATAAAAGTCTTACTGCTCCAGTTCTTACAGGATCTTCAACTTCTGCTGGTAGCATAATTTTTAAAGAAGATACTGATAATGGAACAAATTCTGCCACGCTAAAAGGTCCTGCATCCACAGCTGACGTTACTATTACTCTTCCAGCCGAAACAGGAACTGTTCTTACTACTGCATCTTCAATTGCTAACAGTAATCTAGCAAATAGCACAGTAACAATTGGAAATTCAGCAGTTGCTCTTGGAAGTAGTGTCACAACTTTGACTGGAATAACATCATTAACATCTGATGCTGTTGTTGCAAAGGCAAACGGTTTTAGAGTTATCGATAATACTGATACTACAAAACAAGTTGCTTTTGATGCTTCAGGAATATCTACAAGCACAACAAGAACACTTACTGTTCCTAATGCTAATGGAACACTTGTAACGTCTACAACAGCTAATGATATAACTATTGAAAATGCACAGCCTTCTTTAATATTAAGTGACAATAATGCTGAAAGTGATTTTGCACTACAAAATCGTGGTGGTGTCTTCACTATAAGAGATCTTGATAATACTGCTAATAGATTTCAATTAGCTTCTGATGGTCAAGTAGATGTAGCTGGTAATTTAGATGTTGGTGCTGGTCTTGACGTAACAGGAAATATCACAGTCACAGGAACAGTTGATGGTAAGGATATAGCTACACTCACTACAGAAGATTTTGCTACTGCAATAGCAGTGGCGTTAGGATAGTATTATGGCAACTCAAGTTCAATTTAGAAGAGGAACAACAGCAGAACATTCAGGCTTTAAGGGTGCTGATGGTGAAGTTACAGTAGATACCTCATTAAAAACTGTTGTAATACATGATGCAATAACCAATGGAGGTTTTCCATTATTAAGACAAGATGGATCTAATTCTTTATTTTCAAAGACTGGTGATTTAAATAATTGTTCTTTAAAATTTAATGGAGATACCAATACAGGCTTGATAAGTCCTGTTAATGATGAAATATCAATAGTAACTGGAGGAGTTGCACGTCTTACAATAGATTCTAATGGGGCAGTAACAATTCCAGGTAATGTAACCATAACGGGAACACTATCTGCAACTACTACCAATTTTTCTGATCAAATTGCATTAATTCTTGCACTAGGATAATATGGCAAATACCTTCAAAAGCGACACTAAATTAAACGTAGTAACGGATGCCGTTACTAGTACTAATGCAACTGTTGTTACCGCTGGTGGTAGTTCAACACTAGTTTTATTAAGCATACTGCTTTCAAATACCTCAGCATCTAGTGTTCAGGTTGATGTTGCTTTAGTAAAAGATGGTGCTGCAGACGATACTCACCTTATAAAAAATGCACCTGTACCTGCAGGTAGTGCTTTAGAAATAATAGCTGGATCAAAAATAATAATGCAAGCAAATGACATTCTTAGAATACGTGCTCAAACTGCAGGTAAAATAGACGCAACTGTAAGTTATCTAGATCAAACTTAAGGAGGTATAACACATGGCTCTTAATACAGTAAGTTCAGATAGGCTTTCTACAAACGTAAAGAATACAAACTTTACTGCAGCTGAAAAACAAGATTTAACAGATGATATTTTACCTTTAGCTGGACAGTTAGGTAATAGAAATTTAATAATTAATGGAGCTATGCAAGTGGCTCAACGTGGTACGTCATCAACAACAAATGGTTTTGGGAGTGTTGATAGGTTCCAATGTCTAAATGGTAATACTGATGAAGCACCTACTCATGCACAAGTAGATGTTGCAAGCGGAACAACACCTTATACAAATGGTTTTAGAAAAGCATTAAAGATTACAAATGGAAATCAAACAGGTGGAGCTGGTGCTGATGATTACATTTTAGTAAGAACAACTTTAGAAGCACAAGATATTGCAAATAGTGGTTGGAATTATACAGATTCAAATAGTAAAATAACATTTTCTTTTTGGATTAAATCAAGTGTTGCACAAAATTTTTATGGTCATATACGATCTCATGATGGCACTAGTTATAATTATCCTTTTGAAACTGGTTCACTTTCAGCAGATACTTGGACTAAGGTAATAAAAACAATACCAGGCAATAGTAATTTAACTTTTGATAATAATGTAAATGCAGGTTTAGAAATTAATTTTGCTGCTTTTTTTGGAACAAGTTACACCTCTGGTGTTTCTGTAGATCAATGGATAGCCTATGCAAGTGGTAATTTAACACCAGATCAAACATCAACATGGTACACAACAAATGATGCGACCTTAGAAATTACAGGACTTCAATTAGAAGTAGGCAGCGTGGCAACAGATTTTGAGCATAGGTCATTCGCTCAGGAGCTTGCTTTATGTCAGAGGTATTTTCAATTACATAATAATATAATGACAGCAGGTTATGTTCCCGATAATAACGCAAGAGTGTATTCCCTTGGGTTTAATTTTCCTATACAAATGAGATCTGCACCTTCTTTATCCATAACACAGACAGGTAGTACTTCTAATCAAGCTGTCGTTGATGCTTCTGCTGGAGCAAATATTACCTCTATTCTAAGTGCAGGCACTAATAAATTTTGTGCAGAATATAGTGTAAATTTAGATGCAGATTTAACTAATTTTAGACCTGCTATTACTGAAGGGGCAAATTCTTCAACAAGAGCAACAGATTACAAATTTTCAGCAGAACTTTAATTATGGCATTTCCAACTAACCCTATCTATAAATTAGTAAATAATCCAATTACAGGAGAATTATGTAATATAAGATCAAAAGATGATTTATTTATTCCAATAGACGAAGCAAACACCGACTACCAAGAGTACCTTGAGTGGGTGGCAGAGGGGAACACAGCCGAAGCTGCTGATGAAGATACATTAACTTGGGATGTTATTAGAGCTACAAGAGATCAAATATTAAGAGATACAGATTGGACAATGACAACTGGTGCAACTGTAGATCAAGCTCAGTGGGCTGCTTATAGACAAGTTATAAGAGATATTCCACAAACTTATAAAGATAAAACTCCTGATGATGTTGTCTGGCCAACACAACCATCTACTACTGGTCCTAATACTTAAATTTTTTAAAAAATTAGTAATAATTCTCAAAAATTAGCCTCTGTAAAATAGAAGAAGCAAATAAAAGATTTCAGTAATCATGCCGTATATAGGTAATAATTTAAGGTCGAATAATGATTACAAAGCGATTGATGATATCTCAAGTTCGTTTAATGGTAGTCTCCAAGATTTTGCTCTGACAGTTGGAGGATCTGCACCTGTACCATTTCCAAAATATGAGACACAATTATTAATTTCAGTCGGTGGTGTAATTCAAGAACCAGATCATTCTGGAGGAACAGGTTTTAAATTATCAGGGACAAATATACGTTTCAGTTCTGCACCTGCAGCAGGAGAATCATTTTTTGGAGTCATCTTTGCAGCTGCTGATTATCTAAATGCTGGTGGAACATTCCCTGATGGAACTACTGCAGTTCCTTCCATAACATTTTCTGATGACACAGATACAGGAATATTTAGAAGCGGATCAGGATTAGTTTCTATTGCAGCTAACGGGGTTAAGGTTGCTACCTTCCCGACAAGTGCAGGGAGTTCAGGCCAAGTGCTTTCTACGAATGGCAGTGGTGTTCTCTCATTCGTTGATCAATCAGGGGGTGGAGCTGTCGGAGGAGGTTCTGACAAGCTGTTTATGGAGAATGGAACAACTATGACAACTAACTACACAATAGGTACTGAATTCGGAGCTACTTGCAATGCTCTAAGTGCAGGACCAATTACAATTAACGCAGGTGTCACGCTGACTATACCTAGCGGTTCAGTATATACGGTGGTTTAATTATGGCTCTTGTATTAAATGGATCAACAAATACGATTGGAGGTTTAGCTGTAGGAGGCTTACCTGATGGATCGGTAGATGCAGATACTCTTGCAGCAAATGCTGTAACTTCTGGAAAATTAGCAAGTGGTGTTGGAGGTAAACTTTTACAAATTGTTCAAACAATTAAAACAGATATTTCATCATTCAGTAGTGTAAGCACTGGTGCATTTGCGAATACTGATTCTGCGTTTGCTGTAACTATTACCCCATCAAGCACATCTAGTTTAATATATTTAAGTGGATTTGTTAATGTCGCTGTATCTGGTCAGGTAAGTCAGGTGAATATAAATTATCGTAGAGGTGGAGCTGATCTTACTACAGCAGTTGATGGAGGCAGTACAACATCACCTATTGGTGATGCTAATGGGGTTAGAAAACGAGTAGCTGCAAGTGGAAATAACACCGACCATGCTGGTAATTGTTTTACGTTAGCACTTTTAGATAAACCAAACTCAACTTCTGCTCAAACTTATAGTCTTTCTCTTTCTCATGGCTCAGGTAGTAATAGAAATATGTATATAAATGAAGTTAATGGTACTGCAAACAGTACATCTTACCAAAGATCTTGTTCAGTATTTATAGCAATGGAGATAGCAGGATGAGTAGTATTAAATTAACAGCTGATTCTGGAGGAGGTACTTTTGAAATTAAGGCTCCTTCTTCTAGTGGAAATACAAGAGTATTAACTTTACCTGATACAGAAAATCTTACATTAGGTAAGACAGGTATCATTCAAGTCGTACAAACAGTTAAGAAAGATAGAACAACCATACAATCGACAACTTTAGTTGATGTTGCAGGTATGAGTGTTACCATCACACCTACCTCAGCTTCTAGTAAAGTTCTAATTAAATATTCTCTTTTTATTTTTTTGAATTCTGCTCAATATTGGAACATGCGTTTAGTAAGAGGTAGTGATAGCACAATTTTTATTGGTGATCAAAACGCAAGTGCTACAAGTCAGTCCAGAGGTTCTTTTGGTAGTTACACGACAGGTTATGTAGATGGAAGGTGCGTAGCTCAAGAATTTTTAGATTCTCCAAACACAACGTCTGCAACAACTTATAAATTACAAGCACATACTCCGTATTCTTCTAGTTACATCCTTGGTATTAATAGTTCTCCACAACTTGATAACTACACTTACATGTCAAACGGTGTTTCAACAATAACAGCTATGGAGGTAGCAGCATAATAATTGATATGTTTAGCTCCCTTAAAATAACTATATAAATAAAGGATTTTTTTGATATGGCATTAGACCACGAAGCAATTTATAAGGCATACCCAGAAACAGTGGTTTCTATTGATGATGGTCAAGGAGCATTTGATAAAGATGGTAATTCAGTTACTCTTGATCAATCTAAAATAGATGCTGCAAGAACTACATTAAACGCTGAAGCTGCTGCTGTTAAATATCAAACAGACAGAACAACCAACGGTTCTACAAGGTATGACTCTTATGGTAACCAGCTTGACATGATCTATAAGGACTTAGTTGCTGGTAAGTTTGATACAACTGGTACTTGGGCAACACACATTAAGGCTGTTAAAGACGCAAATCCAAAGCCATAGGAGATAAACAATGACTAGTAGGTTAGTTGTTAATAGTGTCAGACACACAGGAGCTTCTGCAGATGCAATCACATTAGATTCCTCTGGTAATGTTACCTTTCCAGCAAATGCAACTTGCTCTGGTACAGCAACAGGATTTGGAGGAGGTAAAATTCTGCAAGTAGTTTCAGACACTAAATTAGACACTCAATCATTTCAATCACAAAATTTTCAAACTATATCTGGATTATCTGTAGATATTACTCCAAGTTCTTCATCAAATAAAGTACTTGTACATTATTCAATTTCAGTTAGTTGTAATAATTATGGGATGTTTAATTTAAGAAGGGCTGGAACTGAAATTCTAAGAGGTGATGCTGATGGTAATAGAACTCGATGTACTTTTGAATCTGGCAATCTCAATCAGTATGAAATGCAAATATGTAGTGGCACATTTTTAGACTCTCCTTCATCAACGAGTTCGTTAACTTATGATTTTCAATGTGCAACTCCTGATAGTGCAAGTTCAGAATTATTTATAAATAGATATAAAACTGATAGTAATTCAAGCTTTGTAGGAAGAGCAACATCTACAATAACAGTGATGGAGGTATCAGCTTAGGCTGGTTAGTTTATAAAAATAACAGTAGAATAAAAATATAAGATTTTAAAAAAAAATGCAAAAAATTATTAATGCAATAGCCGTTGCTTCAGGTGTAGTTTCATTGACCGTTGTGGGAGCTGGATTAGGCATTTACTTAAATAAAGATGCAATCATCAACAATATAAAAGATAAAGCATTAGAGTCGATCTCAGGTGGAATAGGAGATACTTTAGGAGATGCTTTACCAATACCTGATACAACTGGCGATGTGATTCCAAGACCTACTTTACCTATAGATCCATTTTAAAATTGTCCGAAATAAATCAAATAAATATAAATAAATTAGAAATAATTCCTATTAATAGTTATATCAATACGCCTATACAAGCAATACCTTTTAGTCCACCTGTTACATTAACTATTGGAAATCCCATAATCCAAGTTCCAGGCTGTGTTGTATTTAATCCTGCCAATGAAAAATCAATAAAACTTGTAACTGAAGACGAAAGAGGTAATAGAATTTTGTGCGATGGGACTGTGCCATACTTCTTTCCTATGGACTATGTTCCTGAAGATTTAGTTTTTGTAGAAGATGTAGCTCCACCTAATGTAACTCCAGCACCAGAATTAGAAACTCCTCAGCCTAATTTAGATAACCTTCCACCACCACAAAAAGAAGTTGAATGTCCTGCTCCAAATCAACCGAGAGTTGGAGATATAACACGTAATGGAGAAGAAAAAGTTATAGGTCATGAACTTAGTGCTGATAAAAAAACTTGTATAGTTTTATATGAACCAACCTCTGCAGCGGATAAATATTTGCCAAATACATCTCAAGTTAGTACAACAGCGGCAATTGCTGTAGTAGCAACAGCTTCAGCAGCTGCAACACCCTTATTATTAAGATTAATACGTCCATTATTAAAGCAATTATTTAAAAAAATTCAGGCTTTATTTGGTAAAAAACAAACTGAAAAATTTAAAGGATTAAAGAGAAAAAAGAAACTTATTTCGGAATCTCGTGCTGATGATTAGGAATAACTCCATGAGGGTTCGCAACTACGATATCTGCACAAATCTGAGCAGCTGGGCTTGATGGATGAAAGGTAACTCCTAATCTTTTCTGCTCCGCACAATGTTTTAATCTTGCCATTTCAAAGTCCAATCTTTTATTAGCTAATAATTGTTTATTTAATTGATTTTGAGTGTTAGCAGCAGCCAAACATCCCTCGTTATGACGTTTATCTAATGGTACGGTTATGTTCATACTAATGCCCCATCCAATACTGTGATTAGTTTTCTGTCCCGTCCTAGTAGGTTTGTAATAAAGAACAGATCCAGGATTGTCTAAGACCCCATCATTATTGGTATCTGAATTGTCAAAAACTGGATCCATATAATAATCTTCATAAGGTTCTTTCCATGAATCTTGTAATGTAGCAAAGGGAGTAATGCTAAGAGTTGCCCCCTGACATGACACCCCATTTCCATGAGTATTGGTTATATAAGGACCCGATAAATTTTGGACAGCCAAATTGGAAACACTGCCACTGGAATTTGCGACGGGGTTCGCTGTGGCTGACACCCCTCCTACTTCATTTGCATAGATAGGAGTACTAAATATATTTAGGGCTAAGAGTAAATATTTTACTGACTGAAGGTTGAAACTGTGTCTGTGACTGAAGTTATCTCTGTTGTCCTTTGTATTATGGTCTGAGATTTTAATCCTGGCTGACTGAGAGTCGTAGTTAGTTGCCACGGCTTGCTTGAATCCGTCACCGTGAAGTTTGGCATATTGTTTGTATCTAGATTTGTCCACGTCGAATTTACACCATTAACAGACTGTGTAACACTCTGAGCTGGAGGAACCAAGCTACTTGCATCTGTACTAATGTTATTACCTGTAACGGTATATTGCCACCCTGTTTGATAATCAACGACATTTATAGTCTCTGTCACTGTAGAAGTAGTCTCTGTATGTGAGGTAAGACTACCAGTCTGAAAGTTGGGAACGACTGGTACGGCTTCTACAGACGCACTGAGTGAGCTTAATACGACCACAGGTATCACACTTTTCAGGATCTTTATCATCTTCACTTTCTTTAATTGCAAAAGCATGATCCTTTAACTTCATTTGATACTGATCTCACTTACAAATTGCCCTGTGGCTACTGTTCCTGCACCGCCCCCTGTGAGTGTAATTGTTGAACTTGAATCGATTGTACCTGCTAATGTGCCTGCAGTTCCTGCTGCAGTTGAGGTTTGATTAGAAAAAGCACTAACAGAACCTGTAGCTGGAGCAGAAGTTACCAAGGCATCTCCTTGAGTAAAACTTTGAGTAAAGCTGAAGCTTTCACCTGCTGTAGCCTGAACTGATGACAAGGTAGGGATTGAGCCAACTCCCGATGTAATTGTTAATGCACCAACAGAGTTTGTAGCTGATCCACCTTCAGGTGTGTACTGAGTCGTCACATTGTTTCCTGAAACGCTATATGAAGTTCCTAATCTTTCAACATTAGTTGCAGCAGCATTAACCTGTAGCTGTACACTACTTGATAGTTTATGAGTGATATCTGCCTTTGCTACTGGTGCAAATATCAATATCAACAAAGGGAGAAATTTTCTCATCTTTCTATACTTATTGTTTGCTATACATAAGTTTACATGAGCGAAACTTAGTATTAATTGGATTATAAAATGACTGAAAATTTAAAAGAGTCTTCTAAATCACAACAGAAGAAAAATGTTTTTACGAAGATTAAGGAAAACATAGATGATAAAGATGAGCAATTAGCCTTTATCTCAGTCGTGGTCAGGCTTGTCGTGATCGCCTGGAGCGGATTTATCGTCAGCCTTAACTACATATCTATTCCAGGCTACAGTAATGAACCCAAGGATATTACATTTCCAGCTTCGATTCTGACAGCTACGCTTTCAAGCTTTGGTGTTGATGCATCACGAGGTAAGAGTCAAAAGGCTAAAGATTCAGCTAGTAAATCAGATGCAGTTCATACTCAGATTTTGCGTATAGAACAAGCTCCAATCAAAGTTATTACCGATAATACTAATAAGTGACATGTACTACAGACAAAGAAGAAACTGGGGAGTAATAGCTTTAGTAAGCGTCTTAGGAATATCGAATCTTTCTTTGATGAATACTTTAGTTTCTCAAAAATTTAAAAGTCCTTTCCCAAATTTGAATTTACCAGTAGGACCTTATACAAGTTATAGAGTCGTTACTTCAGAAAAGGGATATAGTATCAGTTATAAAGCTAATGATCCAAAAATTCTTGCAAGAACAAAACTTGTTGATGAAGAAAAAGGATTATTTAAAAAAGACTCTAAATTTAGTTTAAGAGAAACTTATACTATGAATAGTGAATCATCTTCAGGACAATCAGAAGGCAATGTAATGACCGATAAAGATATCGCTTGTATAAAAGTCGAAGGAAGCGGAAATGCCACTGGTAGGGTCGTAGGAGCCTCTGTAGGGGTTAAAGCAGCTCCTGTGGTCAGTAATATACCAATTGTTGGATGGTTAGCAGCTGGACTGGTTACAATGTTTGCTCAAGATAAAGCATCTGAAATTGGTGGGGATATAGCTAAAAATTATAACGACTGCTAGTAGCTAGATAAAATTTAGGAAGCTATACTCAAATTAATGGAATATTTACTATGTCTTGCAAAGTTTCCTTAGAAAAATTAGAAGATACGTTAAAACAATTAACGGAACAACAAACCAATATGGCTAATGACATTAAATTAAAAGATTTGGATTTAAGTCAGACAAAAGAGTCCTATTTAAAAGTGTTAGGAGCTATTGAGATTGTTCAGTTTCTTAAGAAAGAAGTAGAACATCCACCTGAAGAAGAACCAAAGATTGATATTGCTGAGGTCACATGATATGTTGTCGGAGATGAATCAACAAAGATATAAAGCTCTTAGATTGTTAGCCGATCATATTCGAACCCCTTCCCGTGATTTAACTTTAAATGCAATATTCAATGATGTAAAGGATGAAGACTTAAAGTGGGTGACTGAAAAAATTCATTATTATTTATTAAGATTGTTAGAAGAATCAGACTGTGAAATAGAAGAAGAGATAGATTTAGTTCCATTAATGGAATAAACGATACACTTGTGCAAGTTTATGCAGCATAGAGTTTTCTCAAAGCTGCATAATATATGATTAATTGCGAGCAAGATTTATTAGTCAACCTAATCGAATTATCTCCTCGTAATGCTCGACGAAAATTTAGACAGTCAATATTTGAGTCATGGGAATGGAAGTGTGCATATTGCGATAAAGAATTAGATACAAAATCTGCAACTATAGATCACATAGTTCCAAAGTATAAAGGTGGTCATAATGTTAAATCAAATATGGTTTGTTCCTGTTCCAAATGTAATAGGTCAAAAGGATCTGTGTTATTGGAAGATTGGTATAATCCATCTAATTCTCATTATTCAGAGGAAAGACTTGGTAAAATAAAGCATTGGATAGAAGATAATAGTGCTCCTATTAAGCTTGTATCTTCAGATAAAGCTACTCCGTATATAACAAATGACTTCTACATCGGATGGATCTCAAGCTAAAGCCAAAGCATTTTTAAAAGACAAGAGCCAAAAAATTATGGAATATATGCCTGAATTACAAAGGGCACGTATGCCAGATGCTCTTGCTAGAACAGAAGGTGGCGAAGATCAAAGTATTCGAGCTAAGGTACAGAAAGGTACTATAAAAATTCTTTAATGAATAATGTAAATCCAAAGGATGCTGCGTTAGTAAACGAGCATTTAGTCCAGTGTCTTAGAGACTCAGTAATGGTTTTTAATCAAACTCAATTAGTTCACTGGGGATTGATGGGATCAAAGTTTTATCAAATTCATCTTCTTACGGGAGACATACAAACTGAAATGGTTGAAGGTATTGATAATATTGCTGAACATATAAGATCTGTAAATGTAATGACCCCAGTGAGTGTTGGAGATTTGCTATCATCCAGAATAAAAGATTTAGAAAATTTCGACCCCTTCGATCAAGATAAACTTATTTTGGACATAAGTAATGCTCATGACATACTTGCAGGTGCATTTGAAGAGTTAGCAAAATATGCTGGGATGATAGGAGATGATCTAACACAAGATTTAGCTGTAGAAAGAGGCAGAGTGCATAAAAAAAATCAATGGCATCTTAGAGCTACAATGACATATATGACTTCTAATAAAGAAAGATCTGATGTCGAAGAGGGCAAAAGCTAAACAACTTTCAAAAGATCATTTGAAATGTAATAAGCCAAAGAGGACTCCAAGTCATAAAACAAAGTCTCATGTTGTCAAGGCATGTAAAGATGGTAAAGAAAAAATAATTAGATTTGGGCAACAAGGTGTTAAAGGTGCAGGGAAGAATCCAAAGTCCGCAAAAGATAAAGCTAGAAAGAAATCATATTATGCAAGACATAACGCACAGGATCCAAATCCTGATAAGTTCTCTGCGAGGTACTGGTCACATAAAGTTAAGTGGTAATTAGATAAGACTCCAACTTCTCCACCACTTAGTAATAATATATTTATCACCT